CCAAGCATTTTCTGAGCCGTCAAACAGGTCAGAAACTCCATAGCAATTGGAGATCCAATCTCTTTCAGTACAACTTCGTCGATGATAGGTTTCCCAGTAGCTGTCAGACTCTTCGGAGTCCAGCCATGAAATGTTTGCAGGATCCATGATTGATGATCTCTTGATGTAGGGTTGAATTCTTTTAGTCGAGTAAAGGGTGCGTTCTCCGCATATCCATAGCGGCTGTTATTTCGCTTAGGAGTTTGCTCTCCTCCGCTGACGTAAGGGTGTCGCCTGCGTAGTGATTCTGTAACCTCTCGAAGCTCTTCCTGGAGAGTAGATGTAAGTTTCCATGCAGCCTTTGTGTCAAATTTCCATCCATGAATTTCTTGTTTGGTAAGGATTTCTTGTACTCTGTGCTCTAGCGCAACCCAGTCAGGTAAGGGTTGAAGTGGTGCCATAGTTTGGTGGTAACGTGTACGTCTTGGATACAATAGTCTTCCATTTCTTCTGACCAGTCCTTCCAATCAGAACTTTTGCCAAATTCACCTTTAAATTCACCGAGACGATAACCGTAGGATTCAAGAGAGTGTCTGCCGTATAACTTCAACGGCATGTGTTTCCAATTATGCTTCTTGTCTAGCTTCATCATATCAGCATGAAAAAGACGAGACAAAAGTAAAGTGTCAATAACTGTACCAGGATTAGAAAACCAACTGTAAAGCTTGGAGATAACAGGCAGATCGTAACCAATGATGTTATGACCAATAATGCTGTCAGCATCCGCAAGCATCTGTAGTCCTCTACTGATAGGTTCCTGCGAACCCTGATCATTGTAGACGTAATCCTCTTCTGTATCGAGGTCATGAATAGCAAGGCAGTGGATGGTAGAAACATCTTTTAAAAAGCCATCAGTTTCAATGTCAAAAATTAGATTCACTTACCACTCCACACATACGTCTTATCAACGAACTGTGCTTTCTTTACTGCTTCAGGTGTGGGTGGATTAGGACGTTTTAAATCATCAACAAGGAAATCCTCGTTTGCCCACTCTTCAAACATGTTTGCCATTGCTTGTGCATGAGGTGATTCAAAAATCTGTTGTTGGGTCGAAGTCTCTTTGTGGTTCTTTTTCATGGAACTTACAAGTTTCTAAGTTATACGTCAATGTACAGGCGATGCCAGTTTCGCCGCTATAGCGATTCTTGAGGATTCGCACAATTGTCTCAGAGTTACTAGATCCACTCTGCTGATCTCTTTCGAGTGCAATAACTCCGTCAGAAAGCTGTGCAATTGCAGCACTTCCTCGCAGTTGTCCAAGCGTAACTCTTGCTCCTTCTTCATGATTAGTATCTGATGTAGTTCTACGTAGATGACTCACAAGAAATAGGGCAATGCCTGTACGTTCAACTAATGACCGGAGTCTAGTCATAGTCTGATCGATCATTTTTCTTTCATCGCCATCGAGTCCACTGAGAAGGATGGATAAGTGGTCGAGGAAGATGATTTTACAGTCGAGTCCTGAGGCCAGATACTCGATGCGATTGTAAATAACATCAGGATCGTAACTGCCGAAACCGTCAAACAAATAGAGCTTCCAGTTAGCAACAGTAGCGTCAAAATCCTTAATAAGTTCTGCATGGTCATGTTCTCCTAAGTGTAATGATTTACCTAGGGTGGATGACATCAGACCTAAAGTAGTACGGCGGACTGATTCTTCAAGTGCCAGATAACCGACCCGTTCTCCTTTTTGTAATAGAGAAGCTGCAAGTTCCCTACAGAAGCTGGACTTTCCAGTACCGCTTCCCGCAGTAATCGTAACAAGCTCTCCTCGTCGTATACCGTGAAGGAGTTTTTGTACTCCTTGAAAGGGCCAATCGTAGTCATTTGGTGGGTTTGGTGTAGTGATTACTTCTAATAGACTCTTACCTTCTACAATGCCGTCTGGCCTGTATTCAGTACGTGCAAAGAATGCATCATCAATAGCCTTTAGATTGTTGTCCTGAAGTGCGTCTGAGAGGTCCTTATATGCCTCTAGACGGGCGATGAAAGCCTTACCAGGTGGTAACACACTGGCAGCTAATTTAGCGGCCTCCTGACCCGGTTCATCATTATCGAACCATAAGACAACTTCATCGTATCCTTGCAAGAACTCTAGGTTCTTTTGCAATGATTTCTTGGCCGCGGCTGCACCATTTGGTAATGACACAACAGGCCAGGTGGGATACAGCTCAGAATATGATGCTGCATCAAGCTCACCCTCTGTGATGATAATACGTTTACCTGATGATCGCCATAAATGTTGACCAAAGAAGCAACCATCTGTCTGACCTTCATAACTGAAGTTCTTATCAATGGTCCTTACCTTTGATCCTACAAGCTGACCATCCTTGTTGTGGTAATGAAACCGCAACCGATCACCATCCTTGTAGATCTTAAAGCGTTCACAGGTCTTCTCAGAGATACCACGCTTCGCTAATCGTGTTGCATGGCCTTGGTAGTGGGTGGATGTCATAGCGACATATGATTGTGAACTTGTGCCTGTCCAATTATGACAGACAAAACAAAAAGTGTGGTCCTCATAAACAGCTAAGCCATCAGAGGACCCACAGTTAGGACAAGGCTCATGCCTGAGAAACTCAGACGAGCCAGTCGATAGGGATGTTTGTGAAACTAGTCCATGGGATTCCATGCTTGTCACACCATTGAGCGTATGTAGTTTTACTCTTCTTACTAATCTTGTTATATGGCGATTGGAACACCATCCTTAGATCAATCTCTGGATGCTGCTCTTTGACGGCTTTAATCTTCCTGCGATCTTCAGCCTCCCAGTAACCTTTACATTCGAGGTAAATACCAGAAGGCAGAAGAAAATCAGGTGTGTAATGATGCTGTATTTGATACGGGACTTTCGTTGATTCGTATTCATATTTCACACCCAACTCAACCATAAGATCAGCAACTTTCTCTTCAAGCCCTGATCGGAAAGCCATTAGAAGTCTTCGTCAACAGACGGGGTAACGTTTGGCTCGGCTTGCTTGAAGCCTTCAGTCTTTCCGAACAATGCAGCGACATCCTCAACAGGCATGTCACCAGTGTCTACACCAGCAGAGCTATTGAGTGAGACAAGCTGTACACCAACAAGCTTCAGTGTGGTGCCATAGGTGACACCATCCTTCAGGATGTATGGCTTCTGATAGAAAGCTACTTTAACCTTAGCCCCTGAATAAACAGGAGTATTGACATCAGTGACAACAACACCATCAGTATCGACGACAGGAGGTCGTTGCTCATCATTCCAAGAGAATTTGATTTTGTACTGGCCTTCACTGACCTCTTCCCATGGTTCAGGTTTACACACTGAACGCTTAGGATTCTTCAGCTTAGATTCACACCACTTGAGAGTGTCAACCCTGTCATCTTCTAATTCACTGACCAGTTCTTGATCAACAATTGCAGACAACGAATAACCAAACTTACTTGGTTTCATCACAGCCTGATAACCATCAAGGGTGACAGGCTCTTTTGTTTTTAAAATGTTACGTGCCATTCAGCAAAAAAAGTAGGTGGATTCAATCACTGACTCCGGTGATAGGTCGCCAATGATCGGTGGTTCTGTTTCAGCTCCTACTTGTTTTGCCCAACTTTCCAAGTAGGAATGTTCAGCAAACAAGTGGAAATAAGTTTCCCTAACGATGGATGAAAGATCAGACATGTCAGTAGCACGACATAAAACCGAATCATGTATGAGGGATATCGGAGCGTCGAAGCGTAATGCAGAAAGGTGGAGTAAGGATGCATCTAATGAGTGGATTAAATTGGGAGCAGTTGCATTCTTATGGTGATTGATATCAACCTTGTCGCTATCTGCTGTTGCTACTCGCATGTTCACTCTTCCAAGTAATTGAAGGGTGACACGCTCATACAGTTTCTTATTCAGTTTCTGGGTGACAACAAAACCTGATGGTGTAACCCATTGCAGTTCAGTTGCTCCTCTCTTGATAGCTTTCGCTACCTCTTTCTCTATCCAGTCCATCACTGCCATAGGACCAGGAACAATGACATGCATTGCATCCCTTACAGCATTGACAGTATCTGTTAGGTCATTTTTATCTATATCTTCTAAACCTTGTTCCTTTAAAGCTTCACGAATGTAGCCTCTATTAGAATGAGGTTTAGCATTATATGGGACCGTCATAACGACACGTTTGACAGTCTTCCTATTCATGTAAGGTTTAATACTTACAGGAACTTCGGATTCTGCGTGCTTGGCGACGACTGCGTACGCGTCCTGTGGCCGATCATTCGGCAAGACGTTAACGAGTGAGGCTGTTGAAGCATCTCTTGCAAGTCCTGCGAGGATCTGTAATCCGGAGCAGGTTGCGTCGGTAGCAACTGGCAGACTAGTAAAATTTCGATCACAATAAATTACACAATGGTAATACTCATCACATGCAGCTAAGAACTGCCATGGTTCTTCTGCTCCTTCCCAAAGACCTATGTTGTCAATCGGATCAGTTGCTACAGCAGTAATGATGTCCTCATTCTCCTGTACCCAACTCATACGTTCGTGCATAGGTGCCTTGTCAAGACCATATGTTGTGGCTACCTGGAAAGCTAACCAGTCCTCTGCATATGGTGTCATCATCGCCTCTTGTGAGAAACGAAGCAGACTCTTTCCAAAGTCTGTGTCTTGAGGAGTTAAGAAAGCAGGGATTGGATAAGCTCTCCCTCTATAGTCAAATGACCACGGAATAAAGAACTGATCCTTGTCCCTGAATAAATCAACTGCCTGCATTGTCATTCTTGTTCTACAAGAACGTCTGAATGAGTCAGCTCTTTTGTTATAGACCTCCGCACATTCACGCTTGTAGCCTTGACGTGCTTCTTTATTGGTGTCTATATCAAAGGGCTTGTTGGGTAGAGGATACTCAACAACAGGGATGAACTTACCAACACTAATACCATGTTCTAGACAATGGTCAGCGACCATGACTGTGAACGGGTTTAGCGTATAACCAACCTTCTGAATCTTGTTC